AACCAAAGACGAAGAAAAAAACAGTTGACATTGCCTAAATAATCCTATATAATAAACATAAATTAAGGAGAATCACATGAGTGATAGAACGTATGGTCCTGAAGAAAAGGCCAAACTGGAGCGTCTAGTAAATGAAGGTGTTACAGTATTACAAGAAGTAGAAGATTTACAGGCTGGTTTAAAAGACACTGTAAAAGCAGTAGCAGAGGAATTAGATATTAAACCTAGTATGATTAACAAAGCAATTAAAATTGCACAGAAAGGCGATTGGTCAAGAGTTGCAGAAGAGTTTGACGACTTGGAAACACTTGTTGTTACCGTTGGTAAGGACAAGTAATTGCAAAAAGTAATCGACTTTTGGTCAAACAGTTATCGCAGTGACAGAATTGCATTTGCATTCGAACTTGTTAGTTTTATTTTTACCGTTGGCGCAAGTATGACACTTGCTATCAACGCAGATAATCCAAACATGTTGATCGTGTATCCTGCATTTTTTGTAGGATCGGTTACACAGTGTTACGCCGCAACACGTAGAGGTGCGGCATGGGTAATGTTGTTAACAGGTTACTTTGCAGTAATCAATGTTTTTGGATATGGAGTAGCATCAGGATGGTGGTAAAACCCTATCAGTGGCTGGCATGGTTTAGTACAGCATGTCTATTGGTAGCTGCAACTTTAGCGGCATTTAATATTTACCCTTGGTATATTTTTGCATTTATTGCAAGTAATAGTCTTTGGGTATTAATAGGTGTGCTATGGAAAGAAAAAAGTTTAATAGTTCTCAACGCAGGACTAACCATAATTTATATTGCAGGATTGATTCTGTAATAAGTATTAGTACGCCAATGGCAATTGCCGGGCATGTAGAAGGTTAAGTTGGCCATAAGCAACGAAGGAGAAACATGAGTTACGTCGATGCATACTTTGACAGAGATTCTGATATTATCAGAGTAGTGGAACGCCGAGATGGGCAAAGACACTACACAGAATATCCCGTAAAATACACATTCTACTATGAAGATCCAAGAGGCAAATACAAAAGTGTCTATGGTGATCCTCTTACGAGAATAGTTTGTAAACATACCAAAGATTTTCGTAAAGAATTAGCAATCAATAAAAACAAAAACTTATTTGAAAGTGATATCAATCCTATCTTTCAATGTCTTTCAGAAAACTATTTGAATCAAGATGCTCCGAAACTAAACGTTGCATTTTTTGATATTGAGACAGATTTTGATCCAGAGCGTGGCTTTGCTGATCCAAGTGATCCGTTTATGCCAATCACTGCCATTACTGTACATTTACAATGGATAGACGCACTTATTACACTTGCACTTCCTCCGAAAACACTCTCTATGGAGCAGGCAAAAGAAGAAGTAAAAGAATGGGGTCAAGATGTTATCCTGTTTAACAACGAAGGCGATATGCTTCAAGCATTCCTTGATCTAATTGAAGACAGCGATATTTTGACAGGTTGGAACAGTGAAGGTTATGATATTCCCTACACTGTTAATCGTGTAAGTCGTGTACTAAGCAAAGATGATACAAGACGTTTCTGCTTATGGAAACAACTGCCCAAAAAGCGTGAGTATGAGAAGTATGGGAAACAAGCTGAAACCTATGACCTAATAGGCAGAGTGCATTTAGATAGTTTGGAATTATATCGTAAATACACATATGAAGAAAGACATACTTACAGACTTGATGCCATTGGCGAAATGGAAGTTGGTGAGAAGAAAACTGTGTACGAAGGTACACTCGATCAACTTTATAACAATGACTTCAGAACGTTCATTGAGTACAACAGACAAGACGTTGCACTACTGGACAAGTTGGACAAAAAACTAAGATTTATTGATCTTAGTAACGAACTTGCACACGCAAATACTGTTTTGCTACAAACCACAATGGGTGCTGTTGCAGTAACAGAACAAGCAATTATTAACGAAGCACATCATAGAGGACTACAAGTTCCTAATCGTCCTAAACGTGATGATGAAAATACTGCCGCGGCAGGTGCGTATGTTGCATTTCCAAAAGTAGGTGTACACAAATGGATTGGTTCAATGGACTTGAACAGTCTGTATCCAAGTGTGATTCGTTCGCTAAACATGGCTCCAGAAACTATCGTCGGACAGTTGCGTCCAGAGATTACAGAAGCTCGAGTACACGAAGATATGAACTTAAAAAAGAAATCATTTGCAGGTTCATGGGAAGGACGCTTTGGTACAGAAGAATACGAAGCAGTAATGGCCTGTAGAAAAGACGTTGCACTAACTATTGACTGGGAAAACGGCAAGTCAGACACAATGAGTGCGGCGGAGATTTACAAATTAATTTTTGACAGCCATACTCCTTGGATGTTAAGTTCAAATGGTACAATCTTTACACATGAATTTGAAGGAGTCATTCCAGGTATTCTTAAACGCTGGTATGCAGAACGTAAAGAACTACAAGCAATGCTTAAAAAAGCCAAAGAAGCAGGTAATGAAACTGAAGTTGTGTTTTGGGATAAGCGACAGTTAGTTAAGAAAATTAACTTAAACAGTTTGTATGGTGCTATTCTTAACCCAGGCTGTAGATTCTTCGATAAGCGCATAGGACAATCAACTACGCTGAGTGGTAGAACTATTGTAAAACACATGAGTGCTGAAGTAAACAAGGTTATTACAGGTGAATATGATCACGTAGGTAAAGCAGTTATATACGGAGATACAGACTCTGTATACTTTAGTGCATATCCTGTTCTCAAAGATCAAATTGATGCTGGGCAGATTCCGTGGACGAAAGAAAATGTTATCACACTGTATGATCAAGTAGCAGAAGAAGCCAATACTACATTTGAAAAATTTATGGCTAAAGCATTTCATTGTCCTAAGAGTCGTGCAGAAGTAATTGCTGCAGGTAGAGAAATTGTTGCCGAGTCAGGATTGTTTATTACTAAGAAACGTTATGCTGCTTTAGTATATGATATTGAAGGCTTTCGTACAGATGCAGATGGACCAGGAAAAGTAAAAGCAATGGGCTTAGACTTGCGCCGGTCGGATACACCTGTGTTTATGCAAGAATTTTTAAGTGAACTATTGCTTATGGTGCTTAAAGGTCAAGAAGAAAAAGATATACTTGAACGTATTACCGAATTTAGACGTGAATTTAAAGAACGTCCAGGTTGGGAGAAAGGTTCGCCTAAACGTGCAAACAAGATTGGACATTATCAACGTCTTGAGCAAAAACAAGGCAAAGCAAACATGCCCGGACATGTAAGAGCAAGCATCAACTGGAATACACTTAAACGTATGAATGGTGACAAGTATTCGCAAGAGATTGTAGACGGTATGAAAGTTATCGTTTGTAAGCTCAAGCAGAATCCATTAGGATACACAAGTGTTGCGTATCCAACAGACGAACTACGTATTCCCGATTGGTTTAAGGAATTGCCGTTTGATGGTGATGCTATGGAGTCTACAATCATTGATAATAAACTAGATAACTTGATTGGTGTGTTGAAATATGATCTGGAAGATACAAAACAACACAATACATTTAATACACTATTTGATTTTGGAGATGAATAATGAATCATTTTTTGTTCGATGTTGACGGAACCTTAACTCCTAGTAGAAAAAAAATAAATTCACAGTTTGCAGTTTGGTTCTTGTATTTTGCACAAAATAACGCAGTAAGTTTAGTTACTGGTAGTGATAACCCTAAAACACTAGAACAAATTGGTCCTGAAATATGTATGAGTGTTAATAAAATTTATAATTGCAACGGCAATGACATTTGGCAAAAACAAAAAAACATTTATACAAATCCGTGGAAAATATCAAAAGAACTAAGAGCATTCCTTGAACAAGAGCTAGAATCAAGTTCATATCAAACACGGACAGGCAAACATATTGAAGAACGTCCAGGTATGGTAAATTTTAGTATTGTGGGAAGAAACGCAGATAAAGTTCAACGCAAAGATTATTTTTATTACGATATTGAAGCAGATGAGAGAATACATATTGCAGAAAGAGTCAATAAAAATTTTCCGGAAGTTAGTGCAGTTGTTGGCGGCGAAACAGGTATAGATATAATTGCAAAAGGCAAAGACAAACGCCAAGTATTAGGCGATATTGCAGAAGATCGAATTCTTTTCTTTGGTGATAGAATGGATCCAGATGGCAACGATTTTAGTTTAGCTTATGCAGTTAAAGAAGCTGGTGGAGTTGCCAAGCAAGTAAAAAGTTGGCGTGA